GATCGTTTCAGTCCCTCTGCGACCGTACACGCCTTGCAGGATTCCTTCTTTGTCATACGCGGACAGGCGAAGCTAAGAGCCTTTCCACCATCCGTAGGGATGCGATGCTCGTACACCTTGAAAAGTGGCGATGGAGACTCGGCATCGGCAGAAGCAGGCAATACGCGAATATGGTTCTTGCCCGGCTTCAACTTAAAAAATCGGCTACCGCCTTCGGCCTCCGCCTCTTCGCGCTCTTGCTTAACCTTCTCTGGAGACCACGAACGATACTTCTGCAGCATCTTGTTATCACTCATCTCTTTTCTCCCTTCCAGTATAATTTTCTCTGTTCTCCTGCGATTTTATCTTGCATACGCACTTCTTCTAGATACTTGAATGCTGCTCTAGCTCTGTGTAGTGAACGCCTTCGCTGTTGTTTTTGCCCTTTAGTCATTCCTCTGTCCTCATGCTTCTTCGCCCACGATGCAGTTCCCTGATTTGGGGGTCTCTGTCCATCTCAGCTCGGACGTGAGCCCCGAGCTGAATTAGCATGTCTTTCTTTACGCGCAAGGCTTCTACTATGCCATACAATCTTGCCCGCTCCGCGTCGCTTTCTATCTCATTTAGCTTCGCGACTTCGTATTCCGGACAACAAATCACACGAGCCTCAACTTCGTCAACCGTTTTTTTGCTGGTGGTTTCACGAATTTCAATCAACAGACGGGCATACGTTTTCTCTCGTTCGAATTTGGCTTGTAGTGCTGTCTTTGTGGCTTGAGATAGTTGATGTGACCAATATGCGTAATCTGCTGGCGCATGTTGAAATTCCTCATCTAGGGCTAATGGGTCGATATCGGCTACATTGCTAATTTCTTTACTAATCTCGCTCATTTATTGGCCTCATATCTTCTTGAGACTTCCCCATGACGGTCCCATCTTTACCTCAACTTCAAACGGCACACTTTGCGGACCTGGGCTTGGCCATCCCGTCATAATACGCCGCGCTTCTGACACTACTTCGTTCACAGCGGATTCTTCGACCTCAAACAGCAAAGCGTCATGAATAGCCCCAACTAGTTTAGCTGGCACAAAATTATCTTTAATCCATCGCACGCATTCGACAAGTGAAAATGCGCACAAGTCACTAGCTCCGCCTTGGATAGGTGAATTTACGGCTCCATTCTCTGCTTTTGACCGCGCCTCACCATCTTTATCAACAATTCGCCAGAGGGGGCGACGTCTAAATTTTTCCCCGGCCCACCACGTCCAAACCTCGCCTGTCATTTGGGCTTCGCGCACAGTCTGGCGCATCCATGAGGCCAAAACAGAAAATTGACCAAAAATAGCTTGTTTCAAACGCGCGGCATCTTCCACGGGAATCTTCATAAGGGCAGCTATCTTCTCATCACTTGCCCTGTATAAAGCCGCGAAATTAGTTGTCTTGGCCTGCGTTCGCATGGCATCGGTCACATTTTCGGGCGACACTCCCCAAACCCTTTGGGATACTAGTTGGGCTGTCTTAAGGTGATAATCTTCCCCACGAACAAATATTTCTCGCATTACGGGGTCGCCAGAAATAGATGCTGCGACCCGCAACTCCAGCGCTTTAAAATCCAACTCGACTAGAACATTTCCCTTCGGTGCAATGAAACAATCGCGGGCCATTTTTCCTTCAATGGAATCGCTTGCCCTTGGTAATTGTTGTATGTTCGGATCTTGACAGCTCCAACGCCCTGTTCTAGCACCATCAATACGAAATGTTGGATGGACACGCCCATCGTCTCGAATGTGCCCTATCAGGGCCTCCGCGTATGTCCCCATCAACTTGGTTAATCTTCGCCACTCCAAAAGATCAGCAGCGATAGGGTGCTGACTTACAAGGGCTTGTAGGGATTCTTTATCCGTCGATTCAGCGCCTTTATCGGTGAACTTGGTTGGGCTCAATCCAAGCTCTTTGAATAATAAACGAGAGACATCTTTCGGTGATGACGGGTTGAAATCCTTGTATTGCTCAAATCGACGCTGCAGTTCCGTTATTTTTACGCCCAAATAAGATTGATAATTATCAACCTGTTGGCGATCAACGGCTATTCCCCAAGCCTCTACCTGTTCAACAGCGGATATCGCGGGACGCACAGCCAATTCCCAAACCCTATTTAGCGCTGGCTGTTCCGCCAATTTTCCCGATAATAAATCAGTCAACAAACTGGTGGACACGCTATCGCGGGCGCAATACCTGTGTAGTAAGTCTGGCTCCAACAATCCATAAGCCCACTGTTTAGGTTCGTCACCAAGACGAATGCGCGCCTGCACATCGGGAGGGATCATAGAATCAATTAGAGGGTCTGGTCCATTTCCACGAGAAGCCTTCCGCAAACGTTTTATCGCCGAGGCTAATGCACCTTCTGCTTCGCTCTTATGGCCCCCCATTCCAACCTGCTCGGCTAGAACGGCAAGATTAGCTTCTGCGTCAGGGTCTAAAATTCGGCGGGCGAGCATGGTGTCAAACACCACGCCTTTAACTTCCACGCCTAAGCCTGCACGGACACAGAGCATATCGTACTTTCCGTTTTGGGCTGTTTTGGGCACGAAAGGATCGGAAAGAAGACCAGCAAGGATTTGTCCTGCCTCCCCTAAAAGCGCATTTTTATCCCAGACATATGAAGTTTTACTATCGGCAGGGGTAATAGAGACACAAAGTAATGAGAAATCTTGGTTAAATGGTCTTCCACTGGTTTCACAATCGAACGATATTCGATGTTTACCAATATCGGCAATTGCTGCCCGTGCGTCATCTACCGTAGAAACTACCCTAACGCAACCATCCCACGGCGGCTTGGATGGATTAGTCGACAGAGCCCACTTCAAATCCTCTCGGAACCATTCCTCCATGAATCTATTCCGCAGCGCGGCAGCCGGATGCAAAACGGTGAATACGGGTATTGGAGAACCATCATGCATTACTGTCTCGCCGTCTCGATGCTCCTTCCAATCATTGGCGTATAGCAACCAACCATATCCTTTTCTAACTGAAAGGATTGGTAATGAGCGTCCAAGTACGGAGTATGCAGCCCATCCGCCAAGGGTAATCACACGTTTTGGGCGAACATCCTTAATTACTTGTGCCATATAAGGGCGACAAGCATCAACATCAGAAGCCGTAGGAGCGCCAAAACAACGCGTGGCATTATCAGCGACTATCGGACCATCCCAAAAGTGTTCAACAATCTCCCACAATATTTGGCCTGATCTTCCAATGAAGGGCTGACCTAATTTATCCTCCATTTGTCCTGGACCCTCTCCCACAATCAGGAGAGTATCACCGGTACGGTCGGCAAATTTGACCGCCGGCCCCAAGCAAGGCGATTTCAATCCTGCACGACGGGAGAGAGGACAAAGCGTACAATTAGAATCTAGCTCTAGTGGCTGTTCTAACTCTACGGCTGCCGGCTCCAGCTCAGGATAGAGCTGAAGATTTTTCATCGAGCTGAAGCGTCCAACAAAACGTCAGCTGCACGACGCACACGAGCATCCAAGTTAGCCGGATCAACCAAATGCAACGCTGGAATCTTATCTCGCATATCAGAACACAGCTTAACCAGCTCGTTAGGATTCTTTGTCTTCTCTAAGAGAATGCCTACTACATCGCGTAGGCTTTTGGCTTGGAGAAGAGGAAGCGGAACATCAAGCGCCTTAGCTAGTTCCGGCGCATCGGCGATTTCTTTCTTAGCGGATTCTTGCGTTTTGGCATTTATAACTACATTAGAAGAGTTTGAGGTAGCAGGAGCGGCCGACTTTATCGCCTCAACGGGAGCCGTAAAATTATCTGAACCATGCAACGTCATTGGCTTACCAGAGGGCAATGCATTCAAAATAGCAATGGCTTCTTCAACAGTACGACAATCAATCTGAAGTCGTCCGCCCATGAAAGTGAATTCTCTATCTACCCCCAATACTTGAACTCTCCCATTAATCGTATTCATCACAACGTTTGCCATTTTCCATCCTCCGTCTTCAATAACGATTCAATTCCCCATATTCCGTTAAGGGCATATGCAGATTTTATCGCCGCACGAAGTTCGCAGTCTCCGCAAATTTTATCAATAAGTATTCTACGCGCTTCTGAAGAAAGCTCCTTATGCAATGCCAATGACACAGCCCAACTTTCAGCCCAAAACTTGTACACAATCTCGGGACCGAAAGAAACTGTCGGCTCGCTCCTGAAATCGATCTTGGTCGTCCGGAGCAGTTTGCTAGCATAACCAATGGGAGACCACCCGGCAAGGGTCATTTCTTTGCGGGACTCGGAAACTTTACGCGCAACCAATCTAGTTTCACATTGGCGACTCTTGCCGTTTTTGTGGCGTCCTAAGTCCAGAGTTTTTGTACCACACTCTGTACAGATAGTGTATGGGTTTATTCGCTCAGACACTGTGATGCCCTCTCGTGAAGCCAATTTTTGTCGACTTCATCAGGATCCGTCCTTGGGGGCAATCGAACGGACCCTGCTTGCTGCCCCATTAGGCGAAGCTTCATGGAAAGTGAATAACCTTCTCTCCAAGCATCTCCATCCAGCACAACTGCTATTGGTCGCTTAGCTGTTGATAATGCATCAATTTGAAAATGGCTAGGCTTACCTAATACGGCTACAGCATCTGGCCACAATGCAAGAGAATCAAATACTCCCTCAACGACCATAACTGGTGTATCAGTTTCAACTAATAATGCAGCATGGTTGTAAAGGACTTCTCCGCGCTGCATCCCTTTTGGATACAAATAAGGGCGCGCTGCGTTTTTTGTCCACGCCCGTCCAACATACCCAAGCCACTCACCAATTGCGTTCAAAATAGGAACAATAATGCGCCCACCCCATTGTCCCGATAGACACACACCAATATGGGCTTTACACCATATTTCCTCACCCAAACCGCGCGATTTAAGGTAGCGTCGCGCGGGGCCGGTTACCATAGCTGAATCTCCGGGATGTTCGTAAAGCGGCAAGAATGCATCTGGAGGTTCAAACGCTTCGATTTCTTCGCGCTGTGGTTCGGGTAGCCGGCTTATGTTATCTGGAATATTTTTAAGATGCCCGGCTATGCCGCATTTGAAACAATGCCACCTACCAAACGGTAACAAAAGCCCAAATGCATGTTTTCGATCAGGCTTTCCTGTCCTGTTTTCACAAAATGGGCAATTGGCACGATGCCAACCACCTTTGTTAGGTATACCAGCATGAGCAAAAGCGCCAAGCACAATATCATCTAGCGCCATTTTTAACGATTCCAAGGTTCAGGTCTGCATGTAACTACGATGCGTCCCTTTTCACCGTCAACAGGCAATGGTCCTACTTCCCCATATGCTTGCTCATTTCTTCGTTTTGGCACGCGAAATTTTATAACACCTTCTTCTTTATCCTCTTCCGTTCGAACTAACATAATCACCAAATCGGGCGTTCGCACTTTGTGCTTTGAGTCAGACACGTCATCCAAATCCGGCTTTTTGTTTCTTGACGCTCCACGTACCATTTGGGATGCTGTCCAAATCCAACCATCACGCTCGATATTCATGTCGCGAAGGGAATCATACACATATTCCATTTCTTCATAGCTCTTGCGGCTCGTATTCATTTTGGAAACGAGCTTATCCGCATAATCGATCACGATTAGCTGGGGGCGAAATCCGTGTTCTTGTTCCACAGCTTTTAGCCAACTTCTAACGCTGGCAGCCGTCGTAGCCTTGGGCGTTTGGTAACTCACAATCAGACTGCCCAGCTTTAGCATCGACAATCGACGAGCAGCCTCTTCGCTATTGTTGGCTAGTTGCTCTTTGGTCATATTGGTTAAATTCGCATAGATTCGTTGTTTTACGTTTGGCTCCCCAAGTTCCAGCGTCATGTAAGCTGCATCGATTCCAAGCAAGAGCGCTTCGGTCGCAATGTGGCACAGAAGGAGACTCTTACCAGCCCCTTCCCCGCCAATGGCGCACCCCATGGATCCGCGTTCCAATCCCCCTTTTAAAAACTGGTCCAGCTCAAAAACACCGGTTGGGAGGGGATCGCGAATAATGCTGGATGCACAAGATTTGATGTCTTTGGCCGAACCGGAAAGTGTTTGGCCTAGCGTTCCCTTGCGCTTGCCAAGCGCTGCCACCTTCTCAAAACGCTCCGCCGTATCAGATACCCCATTACCCTTGCCGAAGTCGTCAAACGCCTGCTGTAGGGCATCCTGTTGCGCGAAGCGCTGAACTATAGGGACGACGCCCTGCACTAAAGCGTCAATATCATCCAATCCCCCAACATCCTCGGCACGGTCGATAAAATCCATGGCGGAGGTTACGTCTTCCATCCGCAATTTACCGTCATGCACAAGCGTGCGCATATTTTGCAATGCTAACGTGGCGGATGAACAACCCGTACCAAGGGTGCGTGCGACCGCTTGACCGGCCCGAATTAGGTTAATGGCTTCCACGGCTGGCATGCGATCCGGCTCTAACGCGTGTCCCACCATTTCGTGAAAACGTGGAACGGAAACTTCAGCTAAAACGATTTGTGCCTCAAAAGCCTTATTAAACGGGTACTTCTCAATCGTTTTGGTGGCTACCATTATTTCACAATCCTGGGCCAGCAAGAAATGGGATCGTTGAATCCGGTGCGCATCTCCTCCGCTCGCATATCGGCGTACCAAGTTGGAAACCCGCGATAAAACACGTCTTCGTCAGAAGCTCCACGGTACCGCAGCTCCGCTTCCTTTCGGCGCAACATTTGTTCGATATGAGAGCGGGTTACCTGGTACTTGAGACCACCGGAGTCATCGGTACGCACAAACCAACCAAGTCTCTTTTTAAGCGTGGTCGCAGAAAAGACAAGAGATGCAGGAGGAGGTTTATCCGGCCAATGATGTTTGAGTTTAGGCATCCACCACAACGCCCACGCCATGGGGGAAACTTCTTCCGTTACAAAGATGTCGGCAGACGCTACAAGTCTCTGATACATCTTGAGTTTTTCAACGTTACCCCAGGGATGCACCCGCGCACCGTAAAGCTCTTTAACGGCATGGTTGTAAGCCGCCAACATGGATCGCACCCGTACCGGAGTCGGTGTAGAGGCATGGATTATCTGGTGGGAGGTGGAGAGCTTGGGAGCGGCTTCGATACTCGGTAAGGTTTGTAGGAACTCTGGTGGAAGGGGGGCCTGGGAAAGGGAAGCGCTACCGTGAAGGATGGTCCCCAACCGACTCTTTTCTTCTTTCGAACTAATATTCGAAGATTCGTCGAATCTTCGCTTCTTGTCCGTAGGACAAGAAGAAACGGAATAAGAATACAAGGTAGAAGAGTTATTATATAATGCGTCATCTTGAAAACGTTTTCGGCGGTATATGGCGATTTCTTTTTTGGTATGTCCGTCTTTTTGCATTTGTTTTTCGTCTTTGTTTGGGGCTCCAGATCTAGGACGTGAGCCTCCATGATATTTCAATGATGGTTCAAGGGTTAACCAACAATTAATTGGAGCCGTACCAACCATATACAGCGAACGATAATAGGTTTTTCGGGAGAATTTTTTGTTCCAGTTATCGTCAAAATATGTAACTGGATCAGAATTATAGCGCTCTATAACACCAAGCTTTAGTAAAGTACTAACAGCACGCTCAAATGAGCGTTCTTTCAGACCAGATTCTTTGGTAAGTTGTTGTTTTGTTACACGTTTCCATACGTCAGGTGAATAGGCGCGAATTGCTCTCCACGCCTTTATGCGAGAACGCCCAAGTTTGTGTAAGTCGTCTGATGATAATATTTTAAGGTTTGAAGACACTATACTCCCTCAACAACTGTTTCGAAGCCTTCTTGACAATAAGCCTTCATTCTTTCTTTTGAGTGACGTTCTAGCCACTTGTTCCCCTTGTCATTGAAATCAAATACTTCAAACTCGCTCTTATCTTGTGTCTTGCGCATCCCGCGTCCGATGCGTTGGAGCGCTGCGATTACACTTTTGCCACCACTAGCGATGACAACGCTTTGTAAATCTGGGATATCAATGCCCTCATTAAATATTACCGAACAAATTAGCGCTTCTATGTCTCCGCGCACCAATCTTTTTACAGCATTTCGACGCGTTTCGGTAGAATCTGATCCCCACACGAAATCACACGGTATTCCAATCTTTTGCATCAATTTCAATAGAAGTTTCCCATGCGCGATTTCTTTAACAAAAATTAGACATGGTTTGGTGGCCCGACGAACCGCATCTAATACGGCTTTGTTGCGTGGAGCACTTCTTACTATGCACTCTCCATACACACCTTGCCAAGTGGGGCGCATGGATGCTTGAGTAACCGAAATCATTTTGATTTTCGGCTTTGCCAACACCCCTGCTTGGATCAGAACTTCTGGGCGTAAGCGATAGATTACAGGGCCTAATGTCGCTATGGCTAAAAGGCTACGACGGTCGCCGCGAGCGAGCGGTGTTCCGCTCAATCCGATGCGGTAATACGCGTTGCCAAATGCCTGCGCAACCTTGTTGAATGATTCACTTGGTAGCGTGTGGCACTCATCGACGATTATACCTGTAATTTGACTTACGAGTTCTTTTGCCTCTGGACTCAATAGCCTCGCATATAGCGTTTGAAACGTCGCGACAGTGAAATGGTCGCCAGGAGACCAAATCCCGTCTCCTATGCGACCTGAGCGCGTTTGGCAACGTGTTTCGTACCGTTCCGCTGCTTGTTCCATCAACGAGGACCGATGAACCAAAAATAACCAATTACAGGGAAGGATTTTAGTAAGGCCTGCTGCGATTTCTGTCTTGCCAGATCCTGTTGGTGCCCACAATATTCCACGCTTTTTTGCCAATACACAATCTATGGCTTCTCGTTGATAATCTCGTAACCAGGCTAAATCCGCATCTGGACTTGGTTGACATGGAATCTGACGATTATCAATTAATTCAATTGCATGTCCTTCTGCAAACGCTGCTTTTTGCACCATTGACACGAAACCAGACGGGAAAGAATCGTTCATGATGTTGTACAAGCGAACGTATCCATCTCCTCGTCCATGGAATCTGGCACGGGAATCTTCGAATGAAAGATATCCACGCAGCCACGATTTCTCTTCTTCTGTGGCTCGTGTAACTCGTGTACGTAAATTTTCTACACTAAGCCACACGCCCCAACCTCCACTCGCTATCCGCCACCAGCATGACGTCTAGCGGGATGTGCTTCCGTACAATCTTAGCGCAAAGAGCGAGAGCTCTTAAGCGTTCCTTGTTGTCGTAGGCGGCGGAGGCGGAGGCGGCGGCGGAGGCGGCGTAGGCGGAGGCGGAGGCGGCGGCGGAGGCGGCGTGGGCGGCGTAGGCGTGGGCGGCGTAGGCGTGGGCGTAGGCGGAGGCGGAGGCGGCGGCGTACGCTTCCTTTGCCGCCTCCTTTACCTTCTCAATCCCAACCTCTCCACGGCACCACGCTTCCGTCACCTCTATCGCGTGGCGGGAACGTTCCTCGCCTTCCGGCACAAACTTAAGCGCTAAGCGGGCACACTCACACGCTGCAGCGACTAGTCTTTTACGCTCCACGCCTATCTCTCCCGCTTTGCGGAGCATGTATTCCCCGTTACGGGAACGCTTCCAGGTTTCCATTAACGGCTTGGCGGAGAAGGTTTCGTAGTTCATCGCCGTTTCATATACTGGGTTCGGGTTTCGTAATCTTCTGCATACGAATCATCAATACTTATATTCAAATCATCGACGTGCTCTGCACGCAAAAACCTTAGCTTAGTTCTCCTGTTGTCTACAGCCCAAACATACAGAACTCCTGAATAAGTTGAACGCCATGCATCACACACATTCAGACCACGCTTTTTACATACAACATCGGCTTCTTGTAGGGTCATTGCGGATCCTCATCTCGCAGAAGGCTCAAAAGTCCGACGGCTAAATCTCCGAATTTACCTGATCTTTTCTTTAGTTCACGTCTTGCTTCTTGCATTTCCTCACGCGTGGAAAATTCGATCTCGAGAACGAACGGCTTAATTGGTTTTTCTTCTTCGTGCGTAATTGGAGCAGAAGCAAGAATATCTTCTTCCGTGGTTCCGCGAACAGAATCTAGCAGATCCGAAATCTCATCCGGTGTAAATCCAGTTGTGATCGATAGGTAATCAATAGGCG